TATAACTATTAGACCCATCATGGTAAATCTGTAGGTCAGACCCTGCGCCGAAGATGGCTTTGTCGTTGTCGCCGAAGTTGATATCTGCTGTTGTTGTCAGACCAGCAAAAGTCGGTGAAGCGGTTGTTGCAACGTCCTGACCAATCGCAATGTCATTAGCATTGACCGTAACACCTGTGCCTGCACCCGCTGCAAAGGTTGTGCCTGTAAGAGTAAGGCCGTTACCTGCTGAGTAAATCTGCGTGGCAGAAATCTGTGAGAACGTAATGTCCGTTGTCCCAAAGGTAATCGTACCTTCGGTTGTCATCACATAGGTTTCACCAGCACCTGCTGCACCTTCTTGAACAAAGAATGCATCCCCTTGACCCAAAGCATCAGGGTCTGATGGGCCATAGCTGTCCGCATCAGTCGCACGAGTAAGAACCCAGTTTGTGCTTGCAGAACCTACGTTGGTGACTGTGTATACGCCGTTATGCGCTGCGTTTGTTTGTTCATAGATAAGAACACGGTCATTCAAGACCATTGTCACGCCATCAATAACAAGTGCAGCTTGAGTCCCTGCGTTGGTAAGCGTAGCACCTACACCGCTTGTACCGTTGTCATAAGTAGCGTTGAGGTTGCCTTCCTGCTCAACACGAACAGGATCATGGTAGTGCAAACCTGCTGCTGCAATCGTGTCTACATACTGCTTCGTCGCGGCTTGCAAATTAGACGTTGGGTCTTGGTTAAGAACCAAATCACCAGACCCATCGAAATATGCGGCCTTTGTGGCAGGCTGCGTGATAAATACTTCGGCAGAACCAGCAGTAAGGTTTACCGCTGATCCTGAGTTTGAACTGGCTAAGACTGTTGTTCTAGCAAGCGTTGTACCTGACGCGGTAAATGTACCAAGCCCAACTTCCCACTCACCTGTGCTACTTTCAAAGATGGCATAGTATGTTGTGTCTCCATCAGACAGTGCAGACGAAAAGGACTGAAACCCTGTGACGGCACCTGCCAAAGTTAAGGTTCCCGTGCCTGTCGTCGCAGTGGTTTCTTTTACACGATCTTTTACAACTAGAGCCATCGCAACAATCTCCTAATAGCTACAACTTAGGCGATACGGATGATTGCGTTTGAGGCATCAGCCGTTGGAAACGCAATTTGGAAATCCCCAGATGTAGAAGTTTTGTCTGCACCAAAGTCAAGAACAACAACGGTGTTTGTTGTGCCTGTGCCAGCACCTTCAGTTGTATTGTAGATCAACGCACCACGCGCAGTGATTGTCGCTGACGTGAAGGTCAGGTCATCAAAGTCTGTGTAAGCTGTCGTACCAGATGTTGCAGGGTCAACACGAGTCAATGTACCACCACCAGCAGCATAAGAACCTGAATCACCTACTTCGTCAGTCGCCGTATAATCGGTTGTAGCCGCCGTAAATGACGCATTGTTGTCATACAGTGCTAGTTTAAAGGTGTCGCCACCTGAGTTCAAAAAGTTATGTCCACCTTCAAGAAGCTCTTTCTTGAAAGAAGTACACATGTAGTTTCCAGTAAAGGCCATATTAAAGTCTCCTTATGAGTTCAGCCAGTTCGGGATGCCCCGCATCATTAAGTGCATTATACACAGTTGTGCGGTCACTGCGAATAGCTTGTCGCATATAATATGCAATCAGCTTTTCAATGTGCTTTGAGAAAGCACGGGCTTGGTCTCTAACACCCGGATGGGCATTATCGGAGACCGATATGATCTTTTGGACACACTGTTCCGCAAGTTCATCTGGGGTAAACCCACGACCCTCAGTGGTTCTGATGTCCACCAAGTTCTCATGTTGAGGTACGTCTAGGTTTATCTTAAACATTTACATCTCCACTCGTGGCTGACCATCACGATAGTCATCTCGCTTTAGTCGCCCTTCGCCAAGAACCATTAGACGCTGCATGGCTTCGCTGTACCTCTGCTGATACATGCCAAGAACATCAGGCTCGCCCTTCATAAAGATATACGCCTCGACTAATGAGCCATACAGCAATGCTTCTTCTGCGTTTTGACCAAGCCAAGAAGTACTTGAGGTGACAATAGAGGGTGGATCAAAGTAATAGTGCAATTGAACTTCATACGCAGCGTCTGGCGTAGGGCCAAGGATGAAGTGACCCGGAGATGATGTTGACTGAACATCTCCATCAAACTCTGCATAATACTTTGGAAGACCAGTCGTCGTCTTGTTCGGATATGCCTCACGAACAAAGTTAACATCCTTCGGCAGAAGGTATGTATAGTCTCCATCACCATCAATTACAGCAATAGAAAACGGAGACAGGAAGTCTGAGGGTCTTGCAAGGAACCTGTTACTAGCCGTCATGTTGGCGGTGACGTTCTTCCGCAGCTCTGGGATTAGCACAGTGCGGTGTATCTTTTCTTCAGACTGCTGAACAAACGTAGGAATCTGAGAAACGAATGTAGTCTCGTTATTCTCAGTGTAGTCCTTGATTGCCTGTACTAACTCAGAATAGTTCATTTGAACTTATCCATCTCTCATAAAGTTACCGCCACGAGTTGCTGCGCCCATACCACGGCACATGCCACCAGATTTCATCTTCTTCATTTTGCCGCCATAGGCTTTGTAACCCATATTGTTGCGAACTTCTGTAGGCAGTTTTGATAGACCTTTGTTTCCTGCAGGTACATCCTTCATACCGCCACCAGCCTTCATAGCGACAGGCTTCTTCATCTTGCCGCCGTACATCTTCTTGTCGAGCATCTCTTGCTCTTCTTTTTCCGCTCGTGGAGAGACATCCTCAAACTTCAAGCGGTTCTTACCTTTACCAAGTCTTTTGCTAGGGCCAGCCATATTACGATCCTTCCGTTGTGGTGACGGTAACTCTTCCTACAGAGCCTACCATATATTGCGCTGGATTCCCAACAGGATTCCAACCGAACAACTCTCTGCTTTCATCTTGGGATGTATCAGGTCTTGGATTCAACAACGACTGTGGGTCATTGATCTTAATACGTCCCAAGAAGTTCTGTGGTTGATCTGGGTCTACAACATCTCTGCCAATCAAAAAACCAGTCTTATGCCCGTTTCGAAACTCAGGCACGAGGTCTTTCAAAGGATAGCGAAAGCCAGTCCTATCACAGAAACCATAAGCGTATTTGCCTCTCGCGTAACTCATCCGCCACCCATCACAAAAGTATCATATGGAACAAACTTGATTGATGCTGTCTCTTCATCCTCACCAGACGCAAGCTGGAACTGGAACTCGTATTCTTGCTTCAGTGCCTGTGAGCGGCCTGCAGCTTCAGGCTTCTTCATAGAAAGATAGTAAGCCATGCCAGAAACTAGAGCCGGAACGAAACGAGGAGGAACAGTAGATACATCACCACCAATGCCAGAAGACAATCCATCAATACCCTTCAATCTATAGTAAAACAAAGTGTATGTAGTTGACGCATCAGGCACAGGCCACAGAGTTACTTTGACTTCCGTTGGGAGCCTTTGGACGTAGATTTGGGTCGGCCTACCTTGCGTGTTTTTGTTTGTTTGCTGCGCGTAGGTTGAGACACTGATCCTTTCGAGGGCGGTGTCGGTTTGACTTGTACCTGTACCTGTTCGGACTTGGTGTTCGATGAGATCAATCGTGTCCGCAGGTAATGTGTAAGTCGCTGTGCCAGCCGTAATGGATAACGTACCAGCTTCAATAGTGAAGAGATTAAGGCCACGGTTTTGCCACTCCAATGTTAAAAGGTTAAGGCTCCGACGAGCCGTTTTAAGGTCATAGCCAGAGCGCATCTCAAGACCCGCCCGTTCATAGGCTTCCTCGAAAAGTTCTGGTAGGTCTGGTGTTACTACTGCCATGATCTTGTCCTATGTAACTACACTTCTGTGTCGTTTGGTTTTCTTTGCAATCTTTTTAGGTTGAGCCACATGCTGCTTACCTGCCTTAGTGCCTTGTCGTTTTGCTCTTGTGGTAGCTGCATACTCACTGCTGCTAAGAGACTTAATAGCCGAAGAAGGTAGATACCGTTCACCAGTAGCATTAGCACCTTGGGTAGACGGTTTGCCACTTTTAGTACGCCATTTCTGCTTTGTCCAAGACTTGAGGCTTTTCTGTGACTTCTTCAGTGCCATTAATCTTTATAACCACCCCCTGCTGCCTTGTATTGCTTCGCCAACATTTGAGCCTTACGAGCTGACCACTGTCCCGGTTTGCCACCTTTGCCGCCAGCTTTAATCTTATTAAACAGACGCTTACGCATACTGGGTTTAGTATAATTACCTGCTTCATTGACCTTACTCTTGGTCTTGCCGCCTTTTCCCATGCGGCATAGTTCAAGGTCTTTCGCATCGTTCCCAGTAGGAACTTTACCACCATGACCCATCTTGTGGGCAGAATTTTTCATAATGCTACCGTCAGGCATACGATGATACCCTGATGGAACCTTGCCGCCAGCAGCCATACCTCTGTATCCGTTGGCGTAAGCCGCACGTTGCTGACGCTCCGCACCTGCACGGGTAGGGTAAACCTTACCTGAGCTTCCGAACTTATAACCACCTTTTACTTTTTTAACTGGCATTCTGTTTCCCGTTAGCTGACTACCCATCTGTGCGCGAGAGATGGTCATGAACCCTTCTTCCACTTAGTTGAGCTAGACTTTGTCTTACTTGGCGACCACTTAACTTTATCGGCCCAATAAGCTGCAGACATCTTGCCCTTGCTGATGTTCTTTGCGTGACGAGATTTAAAGGCTTTGCGCTGCCCTACAGTCTGATTTGTCTTCACACCTTGTTGTCCAAAGCGGATAGTCTTAACCTTATCACCTTGTTTAGCCACAACGATGTGTGACTTGGTGGGGTGATTCGGTGTGCGTTTGGGTTTGTTGTATCCACTAACCCCTGCACGTTCTAAGCGACTATCTTTCTTTTTCTTTTCAGGCATTACAGAGTATCCCCATTTTTAATGTAGATGATCTCAAAAGCCGCAGATATGTCAAAGGTAACACTTGCTGAAGACGAAACAGCCCGTACTTCTATGTCCGTTTTTTCAGTAAATTTTACCGGAACAATCAAGGTGTTTTCGATGTGCATCCCCGTTGTAAGAGACTTAACATCTTTACTCTGAAACACCTCTCCAAACGGTCTAGCTACCAATGTCAATTTACACACGGCAGGTGTATTAGATGTCGTACCGTTGGAAACATCGTACTGCATCAGATAACCTGTATAGCCTGCGGGTACAGTCCACAACGCCATTAAAGTCTGGTTTGTACCGTCACCGTTAATGGTGGCGTAAATGTTGGCAGGGACACCCGTAGTTACAGTTCCCGTGCCTGCATATATTATACCAGCGTTAGAACCGCCAGAACCTGCGGATCGCACAATCATCCGATTTATACGAAGATAAGACTGTGTGCTATTTACCGCAGTTTGTCCGTTTAAGGTAACCACCTCATTGATTTCATTGTAGTCACCATCCAAGCCAAACAATTCAACAGTTCTGGCCCCTGTCCCTGCCGATGTATCATTGGCAGAACTAC